ATAGTGTCTGCACTTTTTCTTCTAATACACGTACACGCACAGTGATCTCTGCCCTGAAGGCTACACCGATAGCTGCCACCACAATAACTCCTGATATGATGGGCCATATATCAACCACTTGCTCCATTCTTATTCTGGTTTTACCGGCCATGACGGGTGCGCCGGATCAGCTGTATTGGCTGGCAAGTCCCGTAATTCTTGGCGGTACGTTTTCCATGCGTCAACGTCTACGGAAACATCAGCATTCTGTGTCCAATCAGATTTAGTTAGCAGCGCAGATCGACGTAGACGTAGCTCTTTCCACTGATACTCTGCCGACCACTCAACAGGATCGACAAACTGGCCGTCAACGTATGTGTGGCCCGTTGTCACCGTATTGGGGCAGTTGATCCACTGCAAATTTGAATGAACTGGAAAAATATTTCCGTCTTCTTCTATTTGGAAAACCCGGATGCTTCCGGTTAAAATTAATGCTCTCATCACTTGTACTCCCAGACGATTATAGCACCGACAGCGCCGTCGTTATCATCTGACCCACTGCCACCGCTGCCGGTTTGACCATTCCCGCCGCAGCCATAGACATGGGTAGTATTTGCACCAGACTGTTGTGATAAATAAGTAGATCCGCCGGTACAGGATCCTTCGGGATAGCCAGCAGTCCACCATGTTCGGAGGTAGGGAGATCCGGGACCGCCGTGACCGTTTTGCACGTTACCGCCAGTCCCTACTCCACCTTGACCACCTCTACCATTATATGCCGTATTGGAGCCGGTTAGGCCGCCGCCGCCACCAGTTGCGGAACAATATGAACCAAAGGAACTTGTACCCCCATCGGACCCGGCGGAATTGCTACTACCTCCTGCGCCGCTGGCACCAATCGTCACCGTCTCTGATGATAAAGATGTAACGTCAATCATTTCAATCGCATAACCGCCGCCGCCACCACCGCCGCCCGAAACGCCGTCTCCACCGCCTTCAGTACCACCAGCGCCGCCTCCTCCACCACCAACAACCGTCACAACTATTGTCAAGATATCCGTTGGACGGGTCCATGTGCCGCTTGACGTGAAGACCTGAACTGAAGCAGGAGTTACGCCTGTGGCGGCAAAACCAGTTGCAGTTCCTGAATTAGCTATAGTAGCACCACTGTCGATGTTCAAAGTGCTTCCTGACAACACGCTCATCGTATTAGCAGTAAACTGGAAATCATCTGCACCAGCAATCTTAATATCAATGGTATCGTCTGTATCTGCTGTAATGCTGGTATCAGCATCAGCATCAAGAATAAGTTCAGCACCATTTACATCTAGCGTACCGGGAGTTACAAGATTACCACTAAGTTTAGCTGAAGTAACTGTAGCATCACTTGGCGTACCAATATCCAGCTTCTCACCAAAGGCAATAATAAAACATGTATCAGAACTAGCTGGCGCAGTTGTAAAGGTGATCTGTGTTCCGCTCACGGTATAGTCTGTAGCAGCCTGTTGGATTACACCATTAAGGCTAACCAGCAAAGTTTCTGCACGTACAGGGGTAAGCGCATTGCTACCTACAGTAAGATTGAAAGCAGTTGTAGAACTATTGAAGCTTCCCGTAATACTGTCCAGCTTATTATAGTTTCCTGTAAGTGGACTTTTACCTATATATGGCATATATCTTTTTCCTTTTTTATTCTAGTGCATCAGGAACATATGCGCTGATGTCATCTGTATTCTCTAGCGTAGCCAGATGTGTCTCAACAGCAGGAGGAAGATCACGCAAAGCAACCTTCTTGGCAGCTACGTCAGTTTTATCTAACCCAGTTGGGTGAACACCTTCATCAGCCAGTTGATATTCGAGATCAAGCTCTTTTAGTTTACTGTTACGAACACCACGAATATCCTCCAGCCGCTCTTCACGGGCTTTTGGTAGACGCCATTCGTGCGTCTTCAGGTCTTCTGCGCTGATCTCGACCATCAACGTATCCGCATCTGGTACGATTTCCGGTGTGACTTCGTTGCCATCAATATCACGTTCAGCGGGGATGGTCGCTGCCTCTACGGCCTCTGCGATGATACCGCTGACTGATCCGGCATCACCAACTACGGTAACTGTGCCGTCAGCGTTTACGATTAATTCATTCATTTTCTAGTTCTCCGAAAAATACCAGCATAACAAATCCTGTGTCTGCTATGGAACTCTGATCCTCAGTTTTAATGTCGATGTAATTGCTCCCGTTGTCGTACATATAAATATCTTCATTTTCAGTCATGCCCACCACAGCAAAGCCGGGAGAACCGGATGCGCCGGGGTTTTTGAAAGGAGTAGCAAGAGTTATTCTATAATGGCCTGTCCCCAAATCGGTATAACTTTTAATGTTGAAGGTGGCTAAAACAGCGTTGGTCGTTCCTTTGAAAGAAATCCATGCTGCGGCCTTCGACAGATCAGGACCGGCTGGCATATCACTAGCCAGACCCCGCACCATCTCGTTGACCTGCCTTTGATCAACCGCTGGGGCAGTGACGTATGCATTGGCAGTGTTCTGTTCTGTCCGTAGGTCGCCCCAGAGCTTACCCTTTTCGGATGAGCCGCTATTCACGGTGGGTTTACCGGCATCAGCGAATAACTTGTCTACCGCCAGACCATCAAAGATCGTGATGGCATCAGTCTGGGTGACCAGAACCTTACCTGTCAACGGATCGACATCAACATCCAGTACGGCATCGGTGCTGCTGGATTGCAACAGACATTCGGCAGAGGCAACGAACATCGGCTTTTCTGCATCGTACATCTGTCTGATTTGAGTGGCGGTTGGGGCGGTGGCTGAAACCCGTGCCAACGCTAACGTGACACCACCGGCTGAACCGCTACCATTTGGCATGGCACCAATACCTATCGTACCATCAGGATCAGTCACGGTATTCATAGCCAGAACGTGAGTTCCTTCTAAAGCACCATCTCGGTAAATTCTGCCTTCATCTGTAGCTCCAGAAGAATCAAATACTGCAACTATATGATGCCATGTGTTGTCATCATTTCCTCCGCTCGAACTTACACGAATGTTGCTAGAACCATCAGACACTTCAAAGCGAAACTTATCGCTATCATTGCCCCGAAATTGAATGTACCAAAAATGGCTTGCGCTATGTCTGCCAAATAACCAATATTCGCCAGTACCAGTGCCGTTTGCTTTCGCCCAGAAACTCAAAGAAAAACTGCCAGTACCGAAATCAAAATCAGCATCAAAGGCATCGGTCAAATAGTTTGAACCACTCCACCCGCTATACCCCATCAATTCCGCACTGGTTTCCACAGCCGCTTCGGTCAGGCCACCGCCGTTATGGGTGAGGGTGTTGGCCTTGTAGCTGCGGTCCGCTGTTACGCTGTTGGCTAACCATGCGCCACGAATGTCGCCAAACAGATTGCCGGTGTTGTATGTACGATTGACCATCGCTGTTGCATATTCCACACCTGTTGCGCCGCCGCCACGCACTGCACCCTTCGAAAAGGTTAGTCCGTTTGCATGAGCGCCAACCATCAGGTCGCCCGATACATTCATCCCATTGGTAGCACCGAAACCGTTTGGTCCGGTAAGGGTGCTCATAGATTGGGAATGGCTCCAATCGTCTGCGGTTATTTCTGAAATCGGAATATTGGACACATCCACCCTGTCCCCGGTATTAAAGGTATTCGCAATATATCCCTGCGGATAGAGGGCAACCGACTGGCCGCTGGCCTCAATGGTTCCAGCTTTATTATGCACGTTGCCGTCATATTTTATTAGTCCGCAGACATCTGCTCCGGTGCCGTAGGCAACTGCAAACGACGGCATCGGGCCACCTGTGCGGGGATCAAGTGGGAACGCAGGGGAAATACCCGCTGCGACATAGGCTACATCATTATCGGTCAGTGCCGGTGTCGTGCTTGAGGTTAAACTTTTAGGCCAGCCACTCGTTCGTTCTGCCCAGCTACCGCTATGTGGGTCAATAATACTGATGCCGTCTTCACTTCCTATAATGATGTAACCCATACATGCTGCCACTGATGTTGGCGTTGCAGCCCCAGTTATCGTGACTGTCCCTAAAGACGTGGTCGATGGTGCACCACCAGACTGTTCAGTCAAGTCCCAAATGTTAACTTGAGTATCAGAACCAGTATCCTCAATGGTAACAAGCATCAAGCTCGTGAATAAAAGATCGCCACTAGAATCATTCCCGGTCCATTTACCATTCCACGATTTACCATCAACAGAGGGACCGAAGATGGCTTGATCAACGAAGGTTGCATTGGTTTCGAGGACGCCAGCGTAGGCAGCAGAAAGTATGCCTTCGCCTCCAGAAAGGCCATCAACAGGTATCTTGGTTACAGACATATTTTATTCCTCTTTTGTATTACACTAAAGATTGTGCTTCAACGTGCGCCGCATATGCCGCTTTGATTTCATCAGTCCAGACCGCATTGGCGATTGCCGCTACATCATCAGGCTGACCTGATAGATCAGCGCCGGGGGCTAGCACATAGCGGTGGAAATTACCCCGTGATTTTATTTCATCGGTGTCGTCATCCACGATTAAGCTGTCTTGACGCACTTGAACGTGTTTGAAATCTCCGACAACTTCGATTTTGTCTACGATTGTTTTTTCAACTAAAGCCATTGTTTTTTTTCCTTTTAGCTATTGGTTCGATATGTACCGCCAACAGACATGGCGATAGTAGAGCTACCGCAGCCGATTTCACTGTAGCTGGGGAAATCTGCCGTCCCGTGGCTTGTACCTTTGGTATACCAAAACATTTCGTTAGTACCGCCACTGACGCATGGGTAAAGTGGCCCGTCTAATCCTGATGTAGTGTATCCCTGTGTCAGAGCGTGGTGGTGCTGTGCAAAGCTGGTGCTTACGAAGGGAAGACCATCGATAGTGGCCGTACTGCCATCTGAGGTATTTGAAAGTGTCGCCACCATCCAGATTGCCACTACCGAACCAACTTTTACATAATGGCCCTCGACGTTTGAAAAAGACCCGCTGAAATTACTTGCCGCCGTGGGCGTGAAGGTGCCTTCTTCATAGTCATCTAAGAGTTCGCTTGTCATCGTTCCGGTGCTGTCTGCCGTGGCAGAAAAGTCGATGCCGTTGCCGGATGCGACGATGAGATTTCCGCTGGTGATTGTGACATTGCCGCTGCCCGTGGTTACGCCGGTAAGACCAGCAGTTTGCCAACTATTATCGCCACGTAGAAAATTCCCCGATCCGGCACTGCCAGATGCGCTGAGATGAGCTATATCAACGGAACCAGCAGCAATCTCTGAACTGTCAACTGCATTTGCAGCAATCTTCGCCGCTGTAACAGCATCATCTGTAATACCGGCTGTATCTACAATAGAATCAGCAGGGGCAGGTCCAAGATATGGCATATTATGTAATCTCCATGATTGACAGAACTACGTCTGTGGATGCTCCTGCCGTTACAGACAACGTATCCGTAGCTTCCATAACGACCTTATTACCAGCCATCAATTCTAGTGAACTGTTACCGGGAATACTAACATCAGTAATAAGCTCTACCGTCTGGTTAGCTTCATCATTATTTCCTGCCCTACCAGCAGTATCAGACCCCAACGAAACAGTTGCAGTAGTTGCACTACTCGTTGTGTTCCCCAGCATAAGCCCCAGAACAATAGTAGTTGTGCTACTTGCAACAGTGTAGATAACATCAGCAGAGGTCACGTTTGCCTTAGTTACCGCCTTAAAAGTATTAGCCATGTTTATTTCCTTTTTTAGCTATGTTATCCCAAAGCAATCGCCAATGCCGTGGCAGTACCTTCTGTAATACCACCACCAGCATACGTACTAATATCAGATGCAGGAATTTGTTTTGTAGTTGAACCATCAATCACAATGAATGCATCGGTATCCGCAATAGTAATGGATGATGTAGATTTAGCTGAACCATCCAATAAGTTTAGCTCACTGGTGGTTACATTAGCACCGTCAAGAATTTCTAATTCTGTTTCAGTAATTTCTGCTGATCCGATTGTGAAACCAGTAGCAGTTACAGTACCAGTAGAGGTGATGGCACCAGAACCAATCGTACCAGCAGCGGTTACGTTAGCACCGCTGAAGGTCAGTGCAGTAGTCGTACCGGATTTAATAATCAAGTTACCACTGGTATTCGTAGCAGAACCGAAGGTAACACCGTCATCACCGAAGAAAACATCTCCTCCATCTGCATCAAGAACAATATCACCGGCAGTATCTACAACTAGATCACCAGTATCATTTACGATATAAGAGTTAGTTCCACCATGATACAGGTTCAAATCTTCACTGGCACCGATTGTTAGGCGACCAGTAGCACTATCTCCTGTACGATCATCTGCATCTGCATCAACGTCAATTGAAAGCAACCCACCGGAGGTGATGTTGGAAGTACCGTTATCAATACTACCAAAACCAGATGAAATAGAGCCACTATCCAATGCACCTGTAGTTACAAGATTAGGCATCGCAGTGATTTCATCATCTAAGTAAGCAGCAAGATCAGTAACAGCTACCTGCTTCATGGTGCCGTCATCGTTGAATACAACCCTATCTGCATCAACAACAGTCGTTGAAGTGGCAGAGGTATCGCCATCCATGATGTTCAGTTCAGTGGTAGTTACAGTAGCACCATCTAAAATTTCTAACTCTGCCTCAGAGATACCAGCACTGCCGATTGTCACGGTTCCTGCGAAGGTTACATCGGCACCGCTCATCGTCATTGCAGTAGTCGTACCAGACTTGATGATTAGATCACCACTTGTGTTGGTCATCGAACCAAACGTAGTGCCATCATCCTTGAAGAAGATATCACCACCATCAGCATCAAGAACGATATCTGTACCTGCATCTACAGTAGCAATAGCGGAGGAAGAGATGGTTAGATTTGTTCCATCACCCTCAATCTTCTCACCGTCATCACCAAAGGTAATTCCTACATCTGTTGGAACATTGATATCAGAAGTAGCAGTCAGGTTGATATCTGCACCGGAAGTTACCGTCAGGTCAGTATCATCACCTTCGATCTTCTCACCTGTACCAAACGTAACTCCCACATTAGTAGGAACAACCACATCAGTAGTTGCAGTAAGATTAATCGCTCCACCTGATGTTACAGTTAGATCAGTATCATCACCTTCAATCTTCTCGCCTGTACCGAAGGTTACACCTACATTAGTAGGAACAACTACGTCCGTTGTAGCAGTAAGGTTAATCGCTCCACCTGATGTAACCGTAAGGTCCGTATCATCACCTTCGATCTTTTCACCAGTACCGAAGGTTACACCTACGTTGGTTGGAATAACAACATCAGTAGTTGCGGTAAGATTAATGGCAGCACCGGAAGTTACTGTAAGATTGGTGTTATCGCCCTCAATCTTCTCGCCAGTACCAAATGTAATTCCTACATCGGCGGGTAGAACCACATCAGCAACAGCAGTGAGATTAATATTGTTACCTGAAATTGTAAGATCAGTACCATCACCTTCAATCTTCTCACCATCATCACCGAAAGTAATGCCGATATCCGCTGGGATGTTAACGTCCCCACCGGCCCCAACCGTGACCGTAAGGTCTGTTCCATCTGATTCGATTTTTTCCGTTGCCGCAAAAGTGATACCCACACCACTAGGAATATTGACATCGGCAACAGCAGTGAGATTAATATTATTACCTGAAATAGTGAGATCGGTTCCATCGCCCTCAATCTTCTCCCCGTCATTTCCGAAAGTTAAGCCAATATCAGCGGGAATGTTAATATCTGCGCCGGATACAAGGTAGAGGTCTGTACCGTCGCCGTGGATATATTCTCCACCCTCATCGTTAAGATACAACCGCTTAGTGCTGTCAATAACAACATCATCACTAAACTTAAAATGGTCTTCATCTTCCATCCACGTAAGGACACCATCATTTGATTCTCCATCAAAGGTAACTGCAATATCTGTACCGGCAGTGCCATCACCAATCGTAATAGCCGTACCTAACAGCTTAGTTACATCGCCACCTTCAGCAGAAGTACCGTCATGTGAATGGCCTGAAGCAGCAGTAAAGGCTAATACCAGTTGGTCAAATTCATCATTAGAATCTGCTGCTTGAACAACATCGCCGTCAACGTAAGTGGATTGTCTTGTGTATGTATTACCCATTAATGCCTCTTTTTAATGTCTGCCACCGGCAGTAAATTCTAGTTGAAATCCGTTTAGTGTGAATGGGGAGGAACCAGAAGATTCATCAAATTTAATTGCAACTGCAAATCCTCCTCCTTCTACTGATTGTCTTACAAGCGGTGTACCAGATGAACCATATACTGCTGTATTATACGTACTTACAGGCAGACCATATACTGCAATACCTGCGCCTTCCGTTATAGCGTATGCAGAAGGTTGAGCGATATCAGGTGAATCATAATCATATCGAACTCTTAATTCTGCTGAAACTGCGCCTTCTGTTTTGTAGTTTGTAATAACTCGTTGCATACTTTTACGAATACCCGCATCTCCTACGATAACATCGGGAGAACGATAAAATGCTTTTATGTTTGTTCCAGAAAAAGTATCTCCATTTTCCTGTCTGTATACAAAACCATCATATCCTCCGTGCAAAACAAATTCTACATCTCCGATATATTCAGAATCAGCACAACTGGGTTTTATTCCTTTCATGTCAGACCATTGAAAACCAATCTGCCCTTCATGTGATTGTTTTATAACTCCTATAAGACCTAATTGAACTGCTTCTGATCCTACTGTTGAAGGAAAGAAAAGACGATACTGAGATTTTTCTCTGATAACAACAGAAGAAATATTATCAAAACCAATCTCATTTACACGTTCTTGAATTGGTTTACTTACCGTTCCTAGTTCAACATCGTGAAGTTTTTCAGTACCGGCAATAGTACGTAAACCATCAGGAGCAAGATAAATGAGATCGCCTCCGACTTCTTGAATAGAGAATTTATCCAAACAACCTAAGTTTCGTGTTATAGGCTGCATAGCAAAATCTGCTATACTACTTCCATTTAAAACGTAAATACTGTCCTTACAGAAGATAAACAATCTTTCACGAAAAATTGCCGTACCGATAATCTTATCGTTTGTGCTTATGCTTCCTGCACCATTTGCAGGAGTAAAATCATTTTCAGAGAACGGGGCAGAGAATACAAGCTCATTAGAAGATGACTTAGAAAAGAACATGTGGTTCTTAAAAGCGATGATTGATTCGGTAGCAGTAGGAGCAGTACCAGCACCAGAACCAGTAGCACCATTCAGTAGTGTAAAAGTAGACCCATCATACGTTGCAGCGTAGTTTTGCCCATCAGCAATAGCAATCTTATCGGTTCCGTTAAAATTAAAGCGTGTGTAAATATATTTATTAGCACTTGTTCTTGATTCGTCAATCTTTGTCCATACAGAAGAAATTATATTTCCCTTAATATACGCAACAGCAGTAGTAGCACTTGCGCCACGAGTACATCCAGTGAATGTGGTGCTTGTTTTTCCTGTATACGTAATTTGTTCTGAACCTATATACAGCGTACCGGAAGAAGCAAATCCAGTAGTATTCTCTACAGTCATGGTTGTAACAGAAGCAGTATGAGAAGTAGAAAGAGTAGTAGAATTTGCCTTACCGATTACAGCCCCTCTTGCTGCAATAATATTTTCATTAAGGATAGCAGTCATCAACATCGAACTAGAGCCGGTCTTGCTTGTAGTACCTAAGTTCGTATCATTAAATTCCAGCATAACCGCTTTATTTACACCAGAAATACGTCTGTATCCGCCCTTAATGGAAGGCTCAAAATTCTGTAATTGAAGCGCAGAACCGGGAAGTTGAGTAAACGTATCTCTGTTTAGAACAAGCCCTCCATCACAGGAGATTATTTGATGTTGAATATTTTCCATTTATCCTACAAAGCTTTCACTAACGGTTACAACTATGTTTAATTTACTTGCTGTTCCAGCAGTAACCACAATAGTATCCGCCGCTTGCATTGCTATTGGGCCTGAATTAAGTACATCTAGTATCTCATCTGCTGCCATACTACAGGTAGTTACGATAGGTATATCAGTAGAAGATAACACTGCTTTAATAGTAAGATCAACAGCACCACTGTGTAGGTTATTTGCGTATAACAGTTTAACCTCTGCTTCAAAGTTAGACGGGCAAGTATATACGGTTGTTGCTCCGGTTCCTGTTAGAAGCTGCCCAGTAGTACGTAGTCTTGATTCAGCCATTCTTAGAAGTACTTCGGATGCCGTGTGTTAGATTGAGAGCCAGCATTAACTGCTGTAGAGCGCATAAGGTCTGGCTTATTAATCAGATCAACACGCATTCGCTCAATCCTTTTTTCAAACTCAGAGTGTTTTAAAGTCGCTGCTTGCAGGTCTGCACGAAGCTGATGCACATAGTATTCACACCGTGCTACAATAACATCGTGATAACGGGTAGGTAATACAGGTTCATCAGTAGATGCAGAAAGATCAGTATGGGTCTGCCAGTATTCGTAATGCACAGTATACTCCGCATCAGGAATAGGAGTAAGCCCTATTTTATCATCCTGAGTTAAATAATGATATTCGGGTTTAGCCCTATTGTCCGTAGTAGTAGGATCAAGATCACGCTCCCGAAACTGTTGAGCAAATTGAACATACGGAACATACGGAATAATCTTAACATCTGTGCCGGATTCAATCAGATATACGGTGTCTACATCTACTGATTTAAATCCAGATACAAGAGCATACTCCGCTGTTCCTGCAACAGTAGTAATTGTTCCATCTGTATGAAGGAACGGCCATTCCAGTTCAGCAGTGTAGATATCGTTAATGCTTCTATTTACAAAATCCTTTACAGCCGTTTGAATACCCCTACTATTAGAGAAGTTAGCTGATGTAAGTTCTACCTCATTAAGAGAACGAAGCACTTTATTCGATAATGCTAGATAATCCATTATAGTTGTTTACCTTTTTATCATAGGATTTCAATCGTCTTTTGATTCTTATCTACGTCTTTATGACAGCGAATAACCAGAATGCCGTTCTCTAGTTTTGCTTCACTAACTTCTACATTAGGAGCAAGATAAAAACTACGAGTGAACTTTCGTTGGGCCAAGCCATTATACTGCCAAAGCTCCTCTTCCTCTGAACGCTCAGAAGCTTCTTGCTTTCCTTCAACTGTAAGACGGCCTTCCTCTTCTAGAATTTTTAGCATCTCCTTAGAGAAACCAGCAACAGCTATTTCAATTCGATAATTATTTTCAGATTCTTGCACAAGATTGTACGGAGGATAATTTGAAGTTCGATGATCTGGAATCCAGTACTCATCAAAAGTCCTTCCTACTGACATCTTGTTAAATAAACTTCTGAAATCTTTTATTAGCGCACCGTTAATTGTATTCATAGTAGTCTCCTTTTCAGCGAGTTTTAATAATCCCATTATTGGCGATTATTTATTTTTCCTTACCAAATACTGATCCGGTAAGTAATGCTCCAAAGGCTAAGTGGAATAATCCGCCGCCCATAAGAGTAAAAGGGGTGTGTTGCCCTGTCATTTTTTTCATTAATTCTAATTGTACTAATGGGTCTTCAATTGTTATTATATATGTTACGAAGGAAGCAAGGTCGGGTCTGTTTAGTCCATACCACACAGGTACAACTACAAAATCATAGATGCAGATTATTAAATAAACTATGAGTGCAGTCCATCTCCATGCCATTCATCTCTACTGCGCCTTTCTTACGCCACTGCCTTTAGCGTATTTCTTAGTAGAGCTAGTCTTTAACTTTGTACTCGGCGCATATGCTCTTACAGTATTCTGTGTTCCTTTTCCCTTTTTTGGATCAGGAACCCTGCCCATATATACATATCCTTTTATAGCTTTTCCAGCTAAAGGTTTTTCACTATATTTCCAGCCCTTACGTATTGACGCCGGATCAATCCGTGGTATCATATTCTTTAATGATTCCATTACTCTTCCCTTTTCTGACAATCGCATGCTTCGTGAGTACATGTTTCACAGATGCATTCATCTTGACAATCTTCACATTCACATTTCTTACAGGTCATTTTACTTTACTTACAGAAGCATAGCTTTTGACAGCTAACAGTCCAAAGACGCTTTAGCCATTCTTTGATTTTTCTAAATAGTTTCATTACAAACTCCATTTAATTAGGTTAAGGTGGAGGGTTTTGAACGGACCCTCCGAAACCGTTACTCAAGGTTTACGAGAAACCTACAACTTGTGATTCAGCATCGCCCATGCCACCGAAGTCGGCAGTCAATGCCCAAACACGATACTTACCATTAATCGCACCAGTACCCACAACAAGATCAAGCGTATCGGCAGCGGTATGAATACCGTAAGCAACCGAAGTCGTTCCCATTGCGCTAGTACCTGCTTGTGCCTTGATAGTCATAGTAGAACTACCGGGGGCAGCAGCAGTGATATAACGGTCAACATCGTCACCATCTCCTAGAGAGAGAGTACCGCTGTTACCCGCAGAATCTGCGGTCAACACATCAACACCCGCCGTAATAATGTACGTGTTAGCTGGAATGCTAATGCATTCAAAAACATCGGCGGCGGCATTAGTGGTTTCACTAAAGTCGATCACCATGTCAACAACACGAACAGCGGCTGCGTTTGCGGGATGACCAGCAGTGCCTA